AGAATTCTTTGTCCCATTTGTTGTAATCCAAATGCTTGAACCTCTTCATTATACTTGTCTAAATACAATTTGTACATATCCATTGGTCCTTTTAGATAAGAAAAACATTCAGTTAAAACACCATACAATAAAACGTTTTCATAGTAAGTTGATAAATATGTTGAGTTTGACGAAGTAAAATGAGGAGGGTCAATAATATAATTAATTTGAATTGTAAAAGCAGCATTAGGAATAGGTGCAATTGCTATGTTTTGGTCATCCCAATTTGCATAATATTTAGGCACACCTGTTGCATCTCCTGAATTATACTCTGAAATAAAACTTGTATCTCTTTTTTCTAAAAAATCTCTTACACCAGAATTTGTTATTTGAACAGAACGCAAATAAATTAAATCCGAAGGCATACTTAGGTATCTTTGTGATGCAATAGTTGAAGTCGTTGCATATTTTCTTAAATCATCATAGTCAACCTTACCAGCAATATCTAATTCTACATTTCTAATAAATTGGTCAATTAAAGTGTCTGATAATACATTACTATCAACTTCTGTGTAATTTCTTACTTGTGTTAAAAAATTTGCGTGTGTTATTGCCATAGTCTATGCCTCAGTATTTATAGTCCACCCCATAGCCGAATGGTTTTGACAATAATAATATAATGTGGGAGCACCAACTGCAACAGTGATTTGTGTGTAAGCTCCACTTTGTCCTGCAACTCCATTTGTCACAACTCCCACTGTGTATTCAGAACCACCGCCATGAGTCCCATTTGGTGTCTCACTTATTCTCAAAGGGTGGTTATCATTTGATGAATCGCTTTGGTCAAAACGATAAGTTTTACCCTCTTCAAAAGTGAGTGTTACATCAGCAGTAGCGGTAGACCCATCTATAGCATATTTGTTAGTCGACCCTACATTATGATATGGATGATTTGAAGGATTACCTCCAACTACAGTAACAGCAAAAGTTTGAGTTATAACGAGAGCATCAACAGTGACATTACCAACCTCAGCAGTTAATTCTCTTTTTCTATTTTCAGCAGAACCATCATCTGGAACCATACTTCCGTAAGTCGGATTAGCTTCAGTCGAAGTTAAGGACATTGAACCATCTGTTCTAAATGCAAAGTCACCTGGCAAAGTTAAATTAACAACTGCTTGACCACCTCCTCCTGAATCAGCTATGGTTTGATCTGCCGTGGAATCATTAATAAAAGGTTGTATAGGTTGTTGAAATTTTTGACTCTTAGCATTTGCTAAAGCAATAGGATCAGCAGTAATATGCTTTCTTCTTATTTGTGGATGTTTACCCTCATACTCTGATTTATGAACAAGAGACCCGTTCCATTCTCTTACCATCTCATTATAAGGAAAAGCCATACCAGAACGATCTGAAATTGCTTTTGCGTATTTACCTCTTGCGTATGCCATTAATATACTCCTGTAAATCTTTTACCACGAATAGCTGCTTTACCACCCTTACTCATTTTAACAGCTCCTCCTTTTTTTGCAGTTCCGTAAGGTGTGCCAAAGGAGGCGTATGGATTTACAAAAGGTTTTGGTTGAGTTGTCTGTGTGTTATCAATTCCAATGTTTGAATAAACATTTTGTCCTGTAAGACCTTTTGATGGCTGATAGGACTGATACAAAAATCTATTATCATGTCTTCTCTGAAGTCTTCGAAGTGCAGCCGATTGTTTATCATATTCCTTATCACCAGCTTTTGCAGTTCGTGTAATTGTATCTGTAATCTGTTTACTACCTACCCTTCTATATGTTGGATTCGTATTTTGGCTAGCAAAATCTGTGGCTGACCTTTGTTTTGGTACTTGATAATATTGTGAACCATATTGTCCTTGTCTTAATACTGCACCTTTTGGTAACTCAGTCACCATTTTATATGTAGGTTGACCTGCACCTGGTAATCCAGCTGAAGGACTAACAGTTGTCATTTCATATTGAGGCACCATTCTTTTAGAAGTTTCAGTAACAGTTAAACCTGCTAAATCTTTTTCTGCTTGTGCTATCTCTTTTGATAAATCTCTATAATATCCAGTGGTCGTTGCAGGTTTAGTTTTATCAACTGAATAATAGGTATAAGTTGGTTTAAACCTCTGTCCTAAACTGCTTTTTACTTGCTTAAATTGTGCGTCTGTAGGTTTGGAATATTCTTTTTCAATTGATTTTATATAAGCATCTCTTTGATTTGCAGGCATATTCATTGTGGCAGCGTATTGAATATTAGCTCTTTTATCAAAAGTCTCTTGTTCACCACCACTTAATCTATCTCTATAATTTTTAATGGTTTTAAACAATTCAGGCTTAGACTCCTCTAAAGCTGACAGATAACCTCCTGCAGCTTTTTTATATAACTTCATACCTTTCATTAAAAAACACCTTTAAATTTATTACCTCTTATTGCTATTCCTCCTGTTTTGGCTAACCCTAATTCTTTATAAATATCTTTAGCAACAGTCGGTTTACTTTTTCTTGTTGCTGCTACTTGATAAACAGGTCTATATTTGCCCTCTAAACTTTTATTAATATCGCTAAATGTTTCTTTTGTTGGCGATGAATATTTAGTTGTCATCTCAGATACAAACGCTTTTTGTTGCTCCTCTGGCATATTTCTGTAAGCTGCAATTTGTTGTCCTGCTCTTCTCTTAAAAGTATCTTGTTTTGTTGGATCCTTAATATTAGATAACATTGCACTGTAAGACTGTGCTAGTACAGGACTTACACTTTTTATAAATTCTAAGTTTGCATCTCCGCCTTTTTTTAATCTTAGTCCTTTCATTTTCTTCTCCTTATAAACCTGTTGGATAATATGATTGTGGTGTAATATATACCGATGTTCTTTGTCCATCTTCTACAAGAGCTCTTTGTAATTCATCCTCATAAATAAGTTTGTTTTGTTGAACCACTTGTGGATTATACTTCATAGATAAATAATAAGATAGACCAGCAACCATACAAGGAATAAATCTAAATACTACATCAGCAGTGTTAGTATAAGCTCCAGCGTCTTCAATTCTTTTTAAATAGTAATATTTTAAATATGTATATGTTGAAGCATCGGGTGTTTGATATAAAGTAATTTGTGGAATGGTTTGTCGATCAACATAATATTGTGAGGGTTGTCCTGTTGAACCTTTGTTAGGTAAAGCCGCATATTCACTTCTACTTATTTTTGTTAGAGATACATCGTTTGTTGTGGAGGTAGTTCCTGTAGTTGTGCTAATATAAGCCTCTAGTATATCATTTGCATTCGTTGGAGCTGTATAAGTCGCTGTCCCGTTTGTCAATAGTTGTTCTTTTAGTTCTACTTTCCACAAGTGTACTCCTCGGTTTCCCCATTCGCTGAAAAGAATATTTAAACTTCTTCTTGCAGATTTTAAATCATACCCGCTGTTTGTGCGTTTACCACATCTTTCATAGGCTTCTTGAATGATATCATCGATGTTGAGATCAAAAGTAGTTGAATCTGAAGTTGCCATAAATCACCTTAACTTCTATGAATTTTAGTTGGATCTTTTACACCTTGAATTGCTAAACCACCAAACTTCTTTTTTTTTATCTGATTACTCATAGCTGTTTCAATAGCTCTTCCTCTTTTTTCTTCATAGCTCGTAAGAACCCCATCTCCATCAAGGTCAGCTTTATCTGGATTTTTAAGTGAATTTTTCATAATTAAAGTATATCCTTATAATAGTTCTTTGCAAACCCTCCCTTTGCAAAATCAAAACTACCTTCAATACTTAGTTGCCTTGAAATTTTTCCTGTCTTATTATCTTTAGCAATCTGCCCTCGTACTCTACCATATTTTCCTCCAATTTTACCAACAACTCCTTTAGATTGTTTTTTGTCTTCATAAAAAGGTGTTTTAACATCTGTATATTCTTTAAACAGTTCAACAGAAACATCAGGTAATTTTTTATTTTTTGTTTTTAATTCAACAGCAGGTCGTTTAAAACTTTGCTTTACATCTCCTAAATTAACTTCACTAAAATCAAATTTAGGTTTTAAAGAAAATTTTTTTCTTGGTTTAACTATAAATTTACCATTATCTGCAAAAGTTTTTACATTTGTAGGTTTACCTCCCACACCTTGAGCTTTTGCTCTTTTTCTCTTTACTGCACTTCTCCTTTGTGATTCAGACATTCTC